TGTATGACCACGTGTCATACAATATCTTGAGTCTTAGAAATCTATAAGACCGCTGCTAATAGCGATCTGTTATAGGCCCCCTCTTTAAGTCTTGGTCCTTAGTGGATGACAAGCCTGAGAGTTTATAATGGAGGACTTTAGTTAGTTTTAATATAGTTGGGTTACCGTGCGTCCGAAAGCAGCATATGTATCCTACATGAAACCGCCACCATCACTACAACCGAGTAGTGTAGGCTCTACATATGAAGAAGACTATGAATGAGTACGGCCCAGGAAGAATGGGTCACCATCACTACAGCCCTGGCACCTGGATAACCGCTGAACATTCGCGAATCTAGACGTTCTTAGGAGAACAGTTATTCCTCATTTTAGTGAGAGTTTGACGGTTTTAGGAAACCAGTTGAATTTAACTTTAAATACCAATTTAGCTTTTAACACCAGAAGCATTTCGATAGAAGCTGCGTATTTTTAAGTATTATTCTCTTTTTACCGTTCCTGTTTTAAATTGATGATTAGTTTTGTTTTGCAATTTATTTTTGGCTACTTCTTTACAAACTTAATCACTCAATTCATTTGTTACAGGAACAACCCCCAGCAATTTAATCAATTATGGCTACTAGTCTTGGTTTCGACGGTTTGGATGATCTTCAGGAACATTCTACTGGAGATAAGGGAGGAAGCGAGAGCGGCGAGAGCGGAAGTAAATCCGTTCCTGTTTCGACTTGTTCGAACCTTGATTTAGACCGCTTCGGAGACAGAACATTGCGTCTCGGAGAAGTTTATTATGGAGTTCCTTACGAATCCCATATGGAAAAGATAGATAGATTTAAAGGTCGTAACTTTAAATTGTGCCCCTTATGTGACCAAGACCCTAAAACGATCTGGTGTCCGAATGACGAAGCAGTGATGCATTTAGACCATCATCACTACTCGGCTCAGCATTTGCGTGCTGATTTAAACACACACGTCAACCGGATTCGAGTGAAAGGAGGGTTAGAATACCATCATAAATGCCTCAATGTCGCGCTCTACACATATGGACAAGTCACAGTTCATGAGCGTGTAATGAAGAATGTGCCACCGATCCCCTACGTACTAACTCTGGATAATATCTTAAGAGTTGGTGGAGAATTGGATATTCCTAATCGTCAGATTAAGGAATTTCTAAAGAACTACGCACGCATACCAGCTAGTGTTGTAGATGGGAACATCGTTGAGCGCATTTCTGCGAAATATACTGATCAAATCGACAGTATTCGCAGAGCATATGAATCTCTCGAAACATCCGCGTACAGTGCGGCAGAAATGACGTTAGATACTGTATCAACAATCGATGAAACCGTGAAGCAGACTTCAGGTATCTTTGACAAAATTTCGTCTACTGTCATTGAACATGTCGCTTCACTGAAGTCCATGAATATGTCAGATATTATGGCTTCAGTTTTGTCAAAGATTGAATCTCATGGAATAAACATTGTGAAGGTTGGTTCAATTCTCACAGCTATGTATTTTGGTCGTCGTATCAAAATGGTAGTTATGAGTTGTTTAGTCAACCTTTTTCTGGAGATGAACTTGCAAAAATATCTATATCAATGGATTGCTGACAACTTTATCTCCAGAATTACCGATGTTCTTTTCAAAGGATCTGAAGATGTGGATGATGCCACTCTGACAAACCCAGCTTGGATTACACCAAAGCTTATGCTCACATTGGGCTCAGTTACTTTACTGGCCTGTGGAGCTACTTTAATGGGTGGCACTGAGAGGAAAGACAATGAATCTCTATGGGACTTCGCTTCACGGAGGGCACAGAATCTCGGCCAGTTACGTACTGGTAAAGAAGCTCTCAAAGAATGGATTACATGGATGAATAACTCTATTGAAGAAATGTATTATACATTTATTGCAGGTGGAGAAGAACGTGCATGTGAGAAATCTAAGAAAGATCTGGAGTTTCTCAAATCCGAAGCTAAGTGGTTTGTCGAAGAAGGAAATGACTCCAAAGTCCGATCAAAAGTTGGACAAAAGAGATTATTTATCTTCCTGGACAAAGCACGTCAGTACAAAGTGAAGTATCTCATTAATTCAGCTTCAGCCGATCTTGCCCGACAAGTTAACCTCTTGGTACAAACTGTGTCGGTGGCCTGTGCACACAAAGTCTTCGAAAGAAGAGTGACCCCTTGGGTTCCTGTGGCATGTGGCGAGACTGGGGGTGGAAAATCGACGAATCTCAATTCTTTCGTGGAAATGTGCTTATTGTCACAAGATATTAAACCTGTCACTTACAATAAAGGTCCCACAACATACTGGGACGGATTAACATCTGAAGTAAGTGCTGTGACTTTTGACGACGCTTGGAGTAAAGTGAATGACACTGATGAAATCATGGAATTTCTACAGATTGTCTCTAATTGCACTTTACCCGTGAACATGGCGAGTTTGGAAGATAAGGGTATGGTTATGCTTGCAGATATTGTGGCAGTAACCACCAATACACCTTATCCCGCCATCGTCATGAATAATCCCGACGCGTTTCGACGTAGACGGCATTTCATGATGAAGTTCAGACCAATTGAAGGCGTTGAAAAAGACCCCAAAAATCCTGCTGCTCATCTGAAATTTGACATCTTAGATGGAGCTGCTGCTAAAGAAACCGTTGTCACTCGTGATTTATCATGGAGTGAAGTGGTTGCCTTAGGGATTGCCGAGTTTTCAAAACATCGAGAACGTGAATTGGCATTGGCTATTCGAAACGGAGTGGATCCATCAACGCTAGAACCTCTAGTGAAATACACTCCTCAAGAAGCAGCTGTCAAAGCGGGTCTGCTAATTAAAGCACAAAGGGAGAAGTTTGAATCTCAATGGGAAACTTTCATGAGAGGACCAGCTCAACTAACGGCGCCGACAGAATTAGCAGAGTGTTCCTTGTGTCCATTATATGGATTTCAAGGAGTTGCTTTTAAGAAGACACCAGTTTCATGCATCTGTGATCATCGATTTCACCTTACATGCCTTTCAGGATATGTAGCAGATGAGAGAGACTTTTGTCCAGTGTGCCAAGCTCCTCTTTCCGATTTGAAGATTGGAGAATCTACGTGTATGTCCCTTAATCAATTTGCTAAGGATTACAATTGGGAAGGCCCTTATTTACAAGGTCAAAAACAAGAACATGACGTCATTGACCTCCCTCTAGAACCTACAGCGTTCACTAATAACGAACGTATTATGACCAATTCACGATGGGCTGATGTTAAAAGCAAAGTCCATGATAAAATGGTCTCTTTTTCTCTGTTCGTTGAAACATCTAGAACAGGAGCCCACACATGGATTAAAGTACATATGGTAGATAATACCTGTGTGTTCATCCATGAATCAGTTTCAGAAATGAAATTGATGTTGAGATTATTTTATCAGCGCTTCGTAGAATCTGGTTATAAATTAGTAGGAAAGAAAGTAGAGAAAGGAAAAGACATCATTGAAGAATCTCAAGCGCGTGCCTTTGTCAAAGTGAATAAAATTGAAAATTTTATTTCTGTTATCCTTTCAGCATGCCGAGCAGGAGTTGTTTTCCCACTCTATTGCGCCCACGAGCGTTTCACCTGGCCTTTGGTTGAAGACTGCGAATTTATTCGCAACGGATTCCAAGACATAGATGCTGCACTTGATGGGTACACTAGAAGTGTGAATTCTGCCATCAATCGCTTTTGTCGTGAAACGCACCAAACTAATACATTACGTATGTTTGAAGCGTTAGTTTCTATCCAAAAAGTCATGACATTTGGTCCAGGTATGATCATTACTTGGATCTGCGATAAACTTAAGCTTGGCAACGTATGGAAGTGGTTAACTCAAACACCAGCCATGAAAAGTATTGTCAAAGGTGCCTGCGTGTTTATCTCAATTGTTTCCGCAGGTTTAGTAGTTTGGAACTACACGAATCTCTTCAAAGAATCTCCAGAAAGAGCAGTTGATCACTTCGTTGCTTCCACGCTCAATAAACCTGTCACTCGCAAGTATGAGACAGTTCCTAGAGACGGAAGAATCTATACATTCTTAGCTACGTGCGAAAGATGTAATGATTATTACACCGTCCATGACAGATATTATACTGAAGAATATCATCAAAAATTTGCAGTTATCTGTCCTAGATGTCAAGTTTCAGGGAAGAATATTATTCTAACCTGTGCTGACACTATTCCACCAGTGGAACTGACTGACAACACCTTGACAGGAAATCCTTATAACCCAGATATGACGTTATCAAAAACTAAACGTCTACCTACGGCCTTCTATCAAAGTTTGAAGATTAAACATCCTTCGACTATGAAAAACATCACGAACAATGTCTTAACCGGCATTGAGCTAGGAGAAAAGGTGAAGGGAATCTGTGTTTATGAGCCTGATGTTGCAATTCTTCAAGCTGTTAAAGCGGAAGAGATTAACGAATCGATCATCAACAAGATTAAGGAGAATATCGTCTCATTAGTTTATAGTGATGGAAGCGTCATTAATGGACTTGGTGTTAAAGGGCGCACTTTTATCACTTTTGCGCACAGTCTACAAACTGTTCTCAAACGTGATGGAGTTGCTCGCTTTACTGCTAAGTACCATGATGGTGAAAACATCATAGACATTAAACCTTCCAACGTCACTGAATGGAAGGATGGAGAATCTCGAATGGACATTGTACAAGTAACCATTGACCATGGTTATTGCTTTAATGACATCTCTAAGCATTTCGCTGATGAAATGGCTTTATCCCAACTTGTTGGTTCTGATGTAGTTGTGTTACGACGTGACTACACTGGAAAATATTCCGAAATTGTTCGGACTCATTCAAACATCACCAAAGTAGAGATGGATCTTAAATTCGTCGGTGACACTGATGGGGAAAGATTGTACAATTCCATCAACGTTGCGCCTTACAAATCGCATGCGTCTGCTTGTGGAGCTGTGGGTTTAGTCCTTCGCGGGAAAGAACCTCCAAAAATTGCTCTAATGCAAGTGGGAGCTGCTAATCAATTCATGTCTGGAAAATTCTTGTTTTTAAGCAAGGAGAGAGTACGACAATTTCAACAACCCGAACTCGCCCCGAACAAACCGGATCAGGCGTGCTTAACTAATTTTGTTGAGCTTAATCCAGACGGTACATTTGTTGTACCTGAAGTATCGGACTGCGGGCTTCCTTCCAATCGCATCATTGTCGCTAAAACTAAACCTGAGTTTAGAGTTAACGCCTTTGAGAAGAGTCAAATTCAACCTTCTTTCTTACAGGAATATCTTATTTCTGATTTCGTTAAACCATCTTTTCGAGTGAAAGAAGAGCTCATCAAGGACGGTCGTAATCATATCACGGCCGCTTTAGACAAGAAGAAAGAGAATGTTGGACCTTGGGACCCTCAAATTATTCGTCGAATTCGCGATCATAAAGCGAACACCTACATCAATAAATTGAGAGTTCTAAAAGCTAAAGGATTTCCTTTGAGAAAGCTTACTCGTCATGAAGCTATTAATGGCATTCTTCCTTACATCGAAGCTATGAAATTTAAAACTTCAGCTGGCTTCCCTTTCAATGGTTGGAAACCTAAGGTGAAAGCTTTAGGTGGAAAACTCGACTTTCTTGAGGAAGTAGGATATGGCCCCACTGGAGCCATCGAGTACGATCTCAAGCAGCCGTATCTTGACATGTTTCTCGAATACCAGAGAGTCGTCAAGGATGAGAAATACGACCCTTACTCGTTTTTCTCTCTTAAATTGAAAGATGCAAAAGTAAGTGCCACTAAACCCGGCAAATTGCGCGTGTTTAACATGTGCAATTTGTTCAAAGGAATCCATGAACGCATGTATGGTGGTGCGTTGAGAGCTGCGAAGAACTTTCTCAACGTTGACGTCAACTCGATTACGTCTATTGACTGTACTCGAGAAGGAGGGTCGAAAGTTGGTAATTATATCAACACAAAATTGAATAAAGTACTTTTTGATTATGAAAAGTACGATACAATTGTGGCTTTCGACATGTACACTTATGGAGTTTGCGAAATGGATGGAGACATCTGTGACGCTCTCTATGATGAATACACCTCTGAAGACCGTGCCATCCATATGTGCTTAGCCTACTCTGACCTGATGCGCTTTGAAATTCGAGGAACCACTGTTACTTATGAAAGTTCTGCCATGCCATCCGGCGGAAACAAAACATATGAAGGTAACTGTGACTACAACGATTTCATGGTAAATCATTGTCTTATTGACCAACAACAAGCAATTTTACACCGAATGAGTAGTGACTGGCAGGAACAACCTCCATTAACCGCTTCACACTTTGCGTTTGCTAAGATGTCACTGAATGAACTCGACGAGCAATTGTTGAGATTGTTCTGTGGCGATGATGCCGACTTATCCTGTGATGACTGGTTCTTGGACGTGTTTAACGGCCTGATTTATCAAGAATATCTCGCGGAGAAAGGAGTAACTATTACTTCTCCCACAAAAGGTTCAGACCTTAAAGCCTGGTATCCAATTGCGGAAGGAGATGTAGTGAAAAGACGATATGAAGCTGTTATTCCAGGAGTATGGAAAATGAAACTAGATCCTAAAACAATCTGGGACATGATGCTCTGGTATAAAAGTTCTCGTCCACTTTCTATTAATGAGCAAACTGAATTATTGCAACAGACGTTTGCCAATGCCACCCGAGAAGCCGCGTTGCACGGTCGCGAGTTCTTCGACAATTATACTTCGTGTATGATCGGGCTCGGAATGGAATTTGGTCAATTCTTTACGATTGAGAAATCTTTCAATGAAGAAATGGCTGAATTCTATGAAGCACACGGTCTACCGAATTTAGAATAGAATACAACTTAGAATCCGATGAAGTTTGCAACGAACGGGACTGTATAGGGGTCGCTGAAGGTTCGCGGAGGATTCAAAATAAATTTATGAGCACCTGCCGTTCTATCGTATAATACGAATGGTAAGGCCTCAAAATATGCATTAGCTTAGGATGTACCTTTTGTTGTGGTCTCCTAAGGTGAAGAAAATTCAGAAAATAAATAATTTAAATTGCGATCACAATTTATTATTAGACTACATTCAAAATTAGTATTCAAATAAAACACGCTCTGAAGCAGGGCGCCTAAACTGGTCATGCGGAATAGGACCCTGTGGATTATTTCCCC